TTATAATAAGTTTACCACTTCAGGAAACAGCGGTGGAACTTATACTATTTCTGGCGGCGGATTATTTCAAAGGATATCATAATGGCAACATACGAAGCAGTTAAATATAGTTTTGTTGGTAGTGCAATCACTGCAATACAATCACCAAACATTGCTGATGGCTCTGTAACTAACACTGAGTTTCAACACTTAGATGGCACTACGTCAGATATCCAAACACAATTAGATGCTAAGTTTGGTGCAACCGGTGGTACTTTTACTGGCAACGTAACATTAAATGACAACGTACATTTGTATATTGGTACAGGTGGTGCAACAGATTTAGATCTTTATCACGACAGTTCTAATTCTTACATAAAAAATTCTACAGGTAATTTAAATTTAAATTCTGACAGCATTGTCGCTAGAGATGACGGCAATACATTAAACATGTTCAATGCTTCATCAACAGGTGCTTTTAATGCATATCATAATAATAGTTTACGTTTTTCTACCACTAGTGGAGGAGCAAGCGTTGCGGGTATACTTACTGCAACTACTTTCAGTGGTTCAGGTGCAAGTCTTACAAACTTAAACGCAAGTGCTTTAGCTTCAGGTACAGTGCCTGATGCAAGATTTCCAGCAACACTTCCTGCATTAAACGGTAGCGCCTTAACTAATTTAAATGCTACTAATGTGAGCGGAAGCGGTGCCAACCTAACAACCTTAACCGCTGCTTATCCTGTCGGTTCTATTTATATGAACGCAACAAGCTCAGCTAACCCTAGTTCACTTTTAGGATTTGGAACTTGGGCTGCTTTTGGTGCAGGTCGTGTACCTGTAGGTATTGATAGTGGTGATTCAGACTTTGATACTGCTGAAGAAACTGGTGGTGCTAAAACACATACTCTTGCAGAAGCAAACTTACCTGCTCATAATCATACTTTTTCAGGGTGGTCAATGGGTCAAGGAATACGACACGAAGACGGAACAGACCACATACCACAAAGAGGTGACCAAGGTTCAGCAAGTGGAACATTTACAAGTAGCAATGTTGGTAGTGGAGATGCAGTAAACCACATGAACCCATATATTGTAGTATATATGTGGAAAAGGACTGCTTAAGTGGCTTTATCAAAAATACAATTTAGACCAGGAATAGACAAGCAAGTTACTCAATACGGCGCTGAAGGTCGTTGGGTTGATTCTACTAATATGCGTTTTCGTTCAGGTCTACCAGAAAAAATTGGTGGTTGGACATCTGTTCTTTCTACAACTTTAATTGGAGTACCAAGAGCTATGAAAGGTTGGGTGTCTCTTGGCGGCATTCGTTTTGTAGCAATAGGTACCGATAGAAAACTGTATGTTTATTCAGAAGGCTTGGCTTACGATATTACACCAGTTAGAAGAACACAGGTTCGTTCTAATGCTTTTACTACAGCAAACAATTCAGCAACGGTAACAGTAACGGATGCTTCACATGGTGCTATTGTTGGAGACTTTGTAAAAATATCAAGCCTAAATAACGCTGTTAACACTCTTGTTTTAAATGACAAAGAGTTTGAAATATTAACTGTGCCGGATGCAAACACTTATACTATACAAGTTACTAATCCAGCGGCAACTGCAAATGCAACTGGAACACCTAGTGTTGGTAATGCTACTTTTACTTATGACATAACAAACGGTACTGCAACATCTTCGTATGGTTTAGGTTGGGGTACAGGAACTTGGAACCAAGGAACGTGGGGAACACCGCGTTCATCATCAACATTAGTATTAGATGCAACGTATTGGTCTTTTGATACGTTTGGTGAAGATTTGTTAGCAATTAGAAACGACGGTGCTTTATACAAATGGGATTTATCTGCAGGGGTTGGTACGCCCGCAGCTTTGGTATCAACATCGCCAACAGCGTCAAAGTTTTTATTAGTATCCTCTCCTGACAGACATATATTTTTATTTGGAACAGAAACAACGGTAGGTCAAACGAATACACAAGACGATTTATTTCTTAGATTTTCTTCACAAGAGAACCCAAGTTTGTGGGCACCAGCTAGTACTAACACTGCTGGTTCGTTTAGAATACAAGATGGTTCTAAGATTGTATCTGCTGCCAGATCAAGGGGATCTATTCTTGTATGGACAGATACGGCACTACACGCACTAAACAACATTGGTCCGCCTTTTATATTTGGTTTAAATCAGATCGGTGCAAACTGTGGCGCAGTGTCACCAGGTTCTGTGGTTGATGTTAACGGTCAAACATTTTGGATGTCGCAAACAGCGTTCTACATGTTTGATGGTGCAATTAAAAAACTAGATTGTACGGTGCAGGATTTTGTCTTTGATGACATTGATACAACCACCCAACAACAAGTTACAGCTGCAGTAAATACAGACTTTAACGAAGTAACATGGTTTTATCCAACTAATGGATCTGCTGTTTTAAACGCTTCGGTAACATATAATTATTTAGAAAATGTGTGGTATACTAATGACGGCTTTACAAGAACTTCTTGGATGGACCGAGGTATTTATGCTAACCCGTACGCAACAGAATACGTGCCAACTTTAAAACCAACACAAGGTACTGTACAAGGTGTAACGAATGGCGCTGCTTATTTATGGGCTCATGAAGATGGATTTAATGCTGCTGGTAATGCTATGCCTTCTTCTATTACCTCAGGTGATTTTGATATTGCAGATGGTGAAGACTTGTTTCATTGTTCAAGAGTTATACCTGATTTTAAAAATCAAACAGGTACTGCTGATATAACTATAACTTTTTCAAACTATCCAGCAACTACTGCAGTTAGAACATTTACATCTACAGTAGGTGCAACCACTAATCAATTTTCAGTTCGTGGTCGAGGTAGACAAGCTAATTTAAAAATAGACACTAATGCAACAAATGCTAATGTACGTTTTGGAACACTAAGATTAGACATTAGGCCAGACGGGAGAAGATAATGGCAAGAATAAACGTAACAAGATTACCTTTACCAACTGATAAATACGATCGTTCTCAACAGGATATTTTAATTAGAGAACTAGAAAATATAATTAATCAATTAAACTTTACATTCCAACAAGATCTAAAAGAGGAGCTTACTGCTCGTACTTGGTTTATGTCTGGAGCATCAGGGAGCATTTAATGTCAGATACATTTAAAAACACTACAACAATCGTTACTACACAAAACCAAGATTTTGTTATTTATACTTGTCCAACAGCTGATGACTCAACAATACCACCACAGAAACCAGTACAGACATTAGTTAAGTCTATTTTATGTACGCCTATTACTACGTCTGTTGTTAGTGTAACTTTGTTTGATGCTTCGGCAAATCAAACAGTTAATATAATTAAAGATATTACAATGACTGCGGGTAACGCTGGTTTATCCGGTTATCACGATGAAGAGATTTTAAGACAACCTCTGGTTCTAGAAGACAGCGATATCTTAAAAGTACAAAGCAACCAGAATAATGCCTTACACGTAACCGTTTCTGTATTGGAAATTAAACAGTGAAAAAAGTTCAAGACGCTAAAACGCTGGGTGTGCAGTCGGTTGATGGTAAAGAAATACCATTAATACAGCCAGAAGTTTACCAGAGAATCTATTGCAAAAACTGTGGAAATGAGGTAGATTCAGAAGAACAGGCAATCGGCACCTGCTCCGAGTGTGGCCAACCATGGTCCGTTCACAAAGCCATAGACACACATATTAAAATAATTGAGATGCCTCCCATGGGATCAATCTCCGGAGAATAATTAATGGGTATTGTAAACGCACACGAACAACTTAGACAAGGGATTAGACAAGGTAAGTTTCTTGGCGGAATCATGGATAAGATTGTTCCAAACGAAATAACAAGCTTTATGAACAGCGCAGCTGATAAGCTGATGCCAAAAGAACTTGCACCTTTTGCAAGTTTCTTGGCCCCTATTTTAACTCCTATTATTGGACCTTATGCAGCACATGCTTTTGCACAACTTGGTTCTGCAAAAATGAATAATGGACAACTAGATCCGCTTGCAGCTTTAGCGGTACACGGTGCAGGAAGCACTGCAACGGCTAGAGAAATTAGAGCAAATTATGATCCAAGTTTAGGTGCTTTTGCAGAAGGCCAAGGCGGTACTTTAGGGCAACGATTATCTGGAGCAACTGGCGATTTCTTTAGTGGCGAAAAGATGTTTGGTCAGGATAATATTTTTACAGGAACAAATAGTTTAGGTGGAACTGCTAAAAGTAAGGGTAATCTTTTTTCTCGTGCATTTCAACCAACACAATCTATGTCTAAAGGAACCAGTGCATTTGGTAACAACATATTTGCTGGAAACACTTTACCAGATAATGTTATTGCTGATATCCAAAAAAATGGTTTACCTGCGGGTCTGGACGTAGGTGCTGCTTATATGGAAAGTCCAGCGGCAGCCTTAGAACAACTTGCAGACGCACGAATGGCTTCTGGTATAGGTGGACCAAACATGCTTAGAGAAGATGCAATTAGATCTATATTAGATGTTGACAACCCTAACTTTGATCCAACGCTAAAAGATTATGCTATGGAAAAACAATTAAGAGAAGGGGTTGATGCTATAGCAGCAAAACCTAGTTTAGACCTTACAGCAGACGGCGAAAAATATTTTAAAGATCGAGGTATCGCTACAGACAGTTACTATAATAGAGAAAACGTTTTAAGAAATATGAAGTCAGAAGACGTAGGTAAATATTTTAAAACAAGTCCTGCTTTTGACGCTCTTGAAGGCAATAGAACAGCACTACAAACCCTTACAGAAGGTGCTACAGATTATCTTGCTCCAGGTTTAGATGATTTACAACAAACACTAGGTATGGGCGATGCTAAGTTTTTAGCTAATTTTAAAAATTTAGACCTTTTAGATCAAATACAAACAATTACTGTATTAGCTGTACCAGGTACTATGCAAGCTGCTGAAAAAGCAATAAGGGAAACTGAATTTAAAAACAAACAAGAACGCGACGCAGTATATAGAGAGTTCTTTGATAGTTATGAAAGATATGGTGGCCGTAGATATAATGATCCTAGATATTTAAGATACAAAGATCCAGAAATGGTAAAAATATATGAAGAAATATATGGCAAAAAAGACGGTGGTCGCATACATAAAAACATGGGTGGTATTATGGAAGTAGCTCCAGGTGTGCCTCAAGGCATGGAACTAGATTATAGAAATTCAGGAGGCTTTATACCTATGGGCGGTCCAGAAAGAGCTGATGACGTTCCTGCAATGTTATCTAAAAACGAATTTGTATTGACAGCTGACGCTATGCGTGGCTTAGATAAAATGAATGGCGGTTCAGGTGATCCTAGAAACGCTGCAAAACAAATGTACCAAATGATGGAACAAATGGAGGCAATGGCTTAAATGACTACACAAGTAACTAGAACACTACCTCCGGGTTATGTCGAAAGTTTTGGTGAAGACTTTACGGCTGCCATAACCGGCGCAACGGATAAGGACGGTAATCTCTTATTTGATTTAGAAAATGCTGGTTTCTATGCCGATCCTGCTGATTACATGGGAACTGCTGGTAATAATTATTACACAGCAGGCATGGATCAATTACAGAAGGACGCTCAAGGCATTGCAACTGATAAAAAAACAGGTCTAGGTTCTTATGCAGATTATTTAGAAAACGCTGAGGACTTTGCAACTGACGGCGAAAAATTCTTTAAAGCAAATAAAAATAATTACAAACCATTTATGACGTCTGCAGCTAGTGGCTATGACAAAGCAATGACACAAGCTGACTTACAAGCTGCGGCAGCGGCTGCAGGTCAGAACGCTGGCGCAAGTCAATATGGTTTAGCGGACGCTGCTTTAGCAAATGCTAATACACAATTCGGCGACGCTCGTACACAATACAACAAGGCAACCGGTCAATATGATCTAGCTGCGGCTGCAGCAGCTGCAGGTCAGAACGCTGGTCAACCTTTCTTTAACCAAGCCAATCAATACAGTGGTGCAAATGCATATCAACAATTTATGTCACCGTATCAACAACAAGTTATTGATGCGACTATGGCTGCTTACAATCAACAACAAGCAGAGCAAAGCGCTCAGTTAGGTGCTTCTGCAGGTAACGCGTTTGGTGGATCGCGGTTCGGGGTTGCAGAAGGCCAAAGAGCGGCAGACGCTGCTATTGGTGGTGCACAACTACAAGGTAACTTATTGGCTCAAGGCTTTACACAAGCTAACCAATTAGCTAACCAAGCATACCAACAACAAATGGGATTAGGTCAAGCTAACATGAGTCAAGCTGCTGCTAACCAAGCTGCATACAATCAAGCAGCGCAAGGTTTTGGTGCGGCTGGACAAAATCTTGGACAACTTGGAAGTCAATACCAACAACAAGCACAAAATCAAATTAACGCTGGTAACGCACAACAAGCAATGGCAGCACAAAACGCAGCGTTGTATGGCAATGCAGCGCAACAATATGGTTTACAAGGTGCTAATCAATTAGGTATGGCTAATGCAGCGCAACAACAAGTACAAAACCAAATGGGTATTTTTGCAGGACTTGGCCAACAACAAATGGATCTTGGTAATTATAAATTGCAAGGCATTGGTAATCAAATTAATACACTCACACAAATGGGTCAACAAAATCAAGCTAATGCACAAGCTAAACTTGATGCTGAAAAAGCTGCTAAACAAGCTGGTGAGTTTGCTAACCAACAAAACTTAGGCTTTATGAGTCAGATGTTAGGCGCTGCATATGGAGCTCCATCGTCAACTACTTATTCTACAACACCGAATCCATCTACAATGCAAACGCTTCTTGGAGCGGGGCTCGGGATTGGTGGTATTATCGGTGCATTAAGAGGAAACAAAACTGAGAGTTAAATGAATAAAATATTAAAAAGACCAATGTTTAATATGGGTGGCCGTGCCGGTGCTTTAGATAGCGGTATCATATCTGGTTTTGCTAAACCTAGTTATAAAATAGGTGGCGCTGTACAGAGACAGGGTTTTAGTCGAGGTAGTTATGTTGATATGTTAGATCAATACATGCAAGAGCCTGTAAAACCACAAGGTATGACAACTTCGGATTACTTACGTCTTGCTGCTGCAGGTGCACAAATAATGGGAGCTCCAGTTGTTAGTGACAGAGGCGGAGTTATGGGTGCGTTAGCAAACGCTGCTACACCACTGGCTAATTTAGGTACTGATCTTGCAGCGTCTAGAGATGTTCGTGATGCAGCCTATAGAAAAGAATTAGCTGACTACAATAGATTAAGAGCAGGTACAGCTATTGAGCAACGTGTAACAGAAGATGCAAATAAATTCCAAAGAGATTTACAACAAGATGAATTTGATTTCAAAGAAGGTGAAAGTGCTAAAGACAGAACTTTCCAATTAGACAAAATAGAAGAAGAAACAAAAGCTGCTGTTAGCATTTTACAAAAAGAATTAGAGCTGTTCCCTGACAAATACAAAAAAGAAGTAGTTATTAAAGAAGAAAGAGCTAAAGAATTAATTGAAGAAATGAAAGACCCTAATCTTTCAAAAGAAGACTACTTACAGAAAAGAGATATATTAAAAAATATAGTATATGGTGAGTGGACTAGATTAATTACATCAGAAAAAGCTAATTTAAAGGGAGACGCTGATTTCACAGATCCTTTAAAAACGTCTATTAAGAATGCAATTAGAGCTTCTAAACTTGAACCAGGTGAAGAAGGTTATCCAAACAGGTACATTGGTATGTCAGCGGTAGACATTAGAAAACTATTAACTACTGAAACATTTGAATCAGCTGGGTTAATTGATCTGTATGTACCGCCTTATGCAGGTAGAGAAGAATCTGCTGTTGGTGGTAGAGTTGGTCGTAGCATGGGTGGAGACATGCCGGATGCTTTACCAACACCAGGGTTTGAACCAGGCAGTGGACCTGATCCTGATCCAGGATCACCACCAATCATGACTGCATCAGCAGATCAACCAATGTCTTTAACTTTTGAAGAGTTAAGGAAACGTTTACCTAACGAAGTATCAGATAGTGTGATACAATTAATCTTAAGCAGTGAAGAAGCTATGATTGATTTTGCACAACTACAAACATCACAAGACATAACAAGATTTAATCAAAAGTATAATACAGATTTAGAACTACCAACGGTGGCTTAAATGGCGCTTAAATTTCCTATAGAAAGACCAGGTCCGTGGCAAAGTGATCCTGAGTATATTGCTGCTAAAAAAAACCGTATCAATAATTCTTCTGGATTAGAATACGGAACATATACTACAAACACCCAAAAATTAATGGACGAAGGATTAATTGATGACAGTGGTAATTTTTTTAACATTAGTTTTCCCGGACAAATTGCAAAATTTTTTGGTTCAGAAACTCCAATAACAGATTCTTTTACGGGTTTAGCTGCTCGGTTTGACGGACTAACTGATCAAGAAGTATTAAATCGTTTAATCTCTCCAGAAGGCGCTCTTAGTATTTTTAAGACTAGACCTGACTATGAAACATTAATTAGGTATGGAATGCTTCAAGGACCTGATGGTGTTATTAAACCTCCGACAGGAAAACACTACGCTGACGATTACTTTGGAAAAATACTTAAAGACATGCGAGCAAATCCTGGAAACTACAGTTTAACAAGTAATATGAAAGGTGCCATTGAACGACTAAGACGTAACGAAAAAGCAAAAGATATTGTTGGTACAGAAAAAGCAGAAGATTCAAAAACTAAATTAGGTGATTTAGGCAGCGCTGTTATTGGTGGAGATGTTACAGGTTCAAGCGGTGATTATTATCCTACTAATGAAATAGCAAAAAACAGTTATTTTGATGCAACTGACGGCGTTGGTAAAATTGTTGTAGAACTTAATGAAGAAAATGCAGATGTAATAAAACAATATAAACCAAAAGAATACGAAGCTTATCTAGAGGCTTTGGCTTTACCAGAAGGCCAAGAAAGAAATCGTGCGTTGCCACGAGCCCTTAAAAGACTCACAAACGGAACGGGAAAAGTAACTTTAATAGACGATATGTTTGAAGATCATTATGCTATGCTTAGAGACGCTGAAGCAGACAATAGTGGTGTTTATGCTGGGGGTCAGTTATTACAACTAGGTATAGAGTTTATTCCTGGAATAGGTTTGTTTGGCGCAAGTGGTATTAAAAAAGGTATTCAAGCAGGCGCTTATTTACTACGTAAGACCGGAGAAAAAATACCTTTGGCTTTTATACCAGGTACTTCAAGGTTGTCTGCAGCATCAAAAGCTAATTTATTAGAGAACGGAATTGATGTAAACAACCCTAAAATATTAAAAGAAATAGAACTTAGAAACGCTGAGGCAGTTGTACGTAAACTAAGATTCGATCCTGAGACAGGTAAAATGAATATAACTGATCCTAACGTAGCCAACATGTCTAAGTCAGGTAAGTTTGACGACGTACCAAACATAGATGCAGCTATTTCAAAAGTAACAAAAGAAACAGGTCTTGTTGACAAGGATGCAATTGAAGCAGCTGTTAAAGATTTAACGTTTCCTATTAAAGCAAAGAAAGCGGGTAAAGAATTAGAAGATATGTTTGGAAAAAAATCTGCAGACTATGCATTAGAAAAAGATATAAAATATGCTTTTAGGGACAAAGATGCAAGCAAGGTAAGAGATATGTCTTATCTACAATCTACACAAAAACTTGCAACCCCTTTAGTTGATGGAAGTAAAAGTTATTCACAGAACCTAACAGACATAGCTAAACAATTAGAAGGTAAAATGGTGCATGGTAGTAAAAAAGGTGAATCAACACAATTATTTGATTCGCAGTCAAACAAATTTAAACAAGCAGTGCAAAAAGAATATTTTAAACAAAATCAATTGTCAGTTAAAGAATATGAAGATTATTACAAAGCTTTGATAAATGATAAAGGTAGAGTTGATTTGCCTGAAAATTTTTATGCGGGTCTTAAACCTGAAGAATTTGCAACTTTTAAAGCTTACGATAATACTAGAAGACAAATACCAAATTTAAAACAAGCTAGAAAAAATTTAGAAGAACAAGGTTTTTCTAAAAGAGATTTTCAAAACGCTGCACAAAATCAAAAAATTTATAGTTATTCACCAGCAGACTATGCGGCTTATCGTGCAAAACAAGCAGGATATAGATCAGCAAATTACAGCGGATCAAAACAAGAAGCTCGTGTTCTTGGGTTAAAAGACTATGGAATAAAATTAAGTGAGAAAGAACAAAGTATTTTTGATCAAGTTAATTTTGTTTGGAAAACAGATACAAGCGTTGCAATAAAAAACAATAAAAATTTACAAAAGTCTATATTAGAGAATGAAAACATAATAGATAATTTGTCTTATAGAGTTTTAAACAGTGGAAAATTAGCAAAAAGCAATCCTAATGTTACTAAAACTAGATTAAAAAATACTGAGTTTAATGAAAAAAGTTACACACAAACTTTTTACGAAACAGATCACATAATGCCTGTAGAGTCAGCTAATACAGCAGGAGTTAACGCTCTACGTAATTTACAAACATTACCTAAAACACTAAACAATGATTTTAAAAAACCTTTTGATAAGTATGTTGCTAAGCTTTTAAAACAAGAAAGTATAGATCAAAAAGATATTAATAATGTTAGAGAAATAGTTGATCAAGCTAAAAAGCTGGGTGTAACTTTGTACATAGATGAACCAGCTAAATTTGGTTACAACAATAAATTTGTTGGCGCACCTTATAATCAACTTGCGACTGAAGTAGGTCAAATACCTTATGTAATGCAAACAGAAAATATAATTAAACAATACTCTCCTGGTGCTAATTTAAGAAATTTAGATATTAGAAAAGGTTTTGCTACCGGAACGCGGGACGGGGCTTTAGTAGGCGACAATATAACTGGTGATAGTATCTATGGTCAGTATCTAACTAATTTAAATCTTAGTATGGATAAAAAATTAAGAGAACGAGAAGACATGGATAGGATTCTTAACGCACCTAAGTCTATGCAAAACGCTGTTGCAATGACTTTATTTGATGATAGAGAAACAGAGTTCTTAGAAGAGATAAGACAAATGCCTAACAGCGTTAGAGCTGACTTTAAACAAAAAATTTTAGATGCTCAAGAAGTACAAAAAAGTTTAGCAGAAACATTGCGTGATCCCCGACCAGTTAAGTTTCCAATCAAGTCTATTCCAAAATTACTTACAGATAATGTTCTTCTTAAAAGTGCCATAAAAAATCAAATGTATCCAACGGTGGTTTTTAAAAGTTTTTTAAGTGATTTAATGGGCAAAGAAGGACCAGAAAACGCTCAAGTAATAGCACCTAACGTTTTTGACTATATCAATCTTGGACCAACACCATCAACCGCAGACGAAGCAAAATACATAGACGGTATAGATGAGTTTAATCGTGCGTTAGAGACAGGTGTCACTAACATTGGTTTTAGTGTTATGGATTTAATTTTGGGTGGTGTTGATTTAGGCACTGGAAACAATTTTGCTTTAACAGAAAAGTTACAAAAATTGTATGATGAAAAAGGTATTAACGAACCAGAAACGTTTATTGGTGATATGACATCGTTGTTAGTAGAGTTTGGTGTACCTGGTGGAGTAGTCAGTAAACTACTTACTCGTGCACAAAAAGCTATGCGTCTAAACGGTGTTAATACTATGACACGTTACTTAGACCCAGATCTTACTGGTAGTGCTAAACGTGCTATTCAATTTACTAATTTGGCTAGTCGTGTTGGTACCGGAGCCGTGGTGTTTGGAGCAACAGATTTTATAGCTGGTGGTCCTAATAATAGTTTAAAAAGAATGTTCCCTGATGACTCAACACTACTTCCTGGTAAACCAGAACGAACAGATGATTTAACCGGTGGTGATTTAGTTGCGGCTAACTTTAGAAATAGACTAAGGTTCGCGGCTGACGGAGCGCTAATCGGGGCTGCATTTCCATTAGTTGGTCCGCCTTTATATGGAGTAATCAAAGGCACAGCTAAACTTCCATTTAAAACTATACCTGGAATTGATCGTTCTGTTGTTGGTGGCACGTTACAATTAGCAGGCGTACCTTTACGTATTGCTGCTGATGTATTAGCTGGTAAAATTCCTTATACACAAACTATGATACCTGCTGTTGGTAAAGCAATTAGTAAAACAGGAGAAAAAACTGCTAGTGCTATACAAGCTACAGCTGCGTTTGTTGGTAAAAATGTTTTTGCTAGAGCAGCGTTAGCAAGTCAAGACGCTATGTTCTTTAGAGATTCTATTTATTCAGGCATTAACGCAGGAACTACGTTTGCTAGAGGATTGCCAAAAGTATTTGGTGGTGAGGGTGGTGGTTTACCAGCGTTTCAAGAATGGCGTAAGTTTTCTGTTAACAGCGCTGATCCATTACACGCTAACCTTGCACGTATTGATAACAAACTAGCTATGTTCAGAGACATAGGTAAATTAACTAAAGACGCGTTTGCATTAAGTACAAAATCACAAAACTTTATTAAATCAAAATCTAGAACAATTGATAAGTTGTATACAAATTTAGAACAAATAACATATCGCTTAGCAAAGAAATTTGAAGAACAACATAAAAAATGGGGTCAGTTTGATATTATACAAAAAAAATATTTAGATGATGTTTTAGATTATCTTAAAGGTAACAAAAAAATAGAAAACATAGATCCACCGTTAAGAGACGCAGCGTTAGAACTTAAAGAATACTACAGAAAATTAATGACTGAGTTTAAAGATTTGTTACCTGATGGAGATAAACTTAAAAATTTATTAACTCAAGACATAGATAGTCAAATGAAACGATCTTTTGCTGCATTTACAAATTCTAACTTTAGACCTGGTGCTGAAAATGTTAAAGCAGCTAGAGATTATGTTGCTAACTTTATTAAACAAGACACTTCGCTACAAGCGGAAGCTAAAGTAGCTTTTCCTAACGCTAAAAATCTTGATGAAGCAATTAACAGTTTAGCAGAACTTAAAGTAGCTGACTTAATGCATGTAGCAAGATATGAAATGGAAGATCCTATTAGAGCGTTTAGAAAAATAACAAGTAAACTAGAAGCATCTGGAGCTAAAGGTCTTGTTGATCCTTTAGAAATATTTACCGGGCAAGAACTACCAGCAGTTATTAGAAAATTAATGGGAGAAGAAAAAAATCTTAAAAACAGTTTAATGCAAACAACTGGTAATGTTATTGCTAGTACGCAACAAAAACAAGCTTTAGATAGAATAGCAAAACTAGGGCTAGAAAATGGTTGGTTATTTAATTCAGCAGAAGATGCTTTAACTAAAGGTAAAATATTTAATTCTGTTCCCGTTGGAGATATTAAAGGAGCAGGTTTTTTACCTTCAGATGTACTTGGATTGCATGGCACTCCAGAAATAATAAAACAATTATCTGGTTACAGTGTTTTTGACTCAATGTTAAAATACAAATTCTATCAAAACTTATTAGCTTTTAAAGCAGTGGTACAGGGAGGTAAGACACTTTACTCTCCTGCTACGCAAATGCGTAACTTTGGTTCTGCTGGTTTATTTGCTATGAACGTAGGACACATTGGTGGCAAAACTAGCGTAACACAAAACTTTAAAATAATGTTAGATGATATTTTTGGTTCTGGTCCAAATGTAAATCAATCTGATTTAATAAAGTTTATTGAAAGAAAGATTGAGTTAGGTGTATTAGACGAGAACGTTGTTGCACAAGAACTTGGTGGTGTGCTTAGAGATTTAAAAGGTGTAATTGGTAAAGACGGTAAACCAGTTATTAGTAGTTTTAACAACTTTACTCAACGAATAGGTGACGCTAAATTATCACAAACTGTACAACGTTTGTATGCTGGTGGTGATAACGTGTGGAAAGCATATGGTCATGAGTTTTACATGTCAGAATTAAAACAATTTACCAAAACATTAGATGATGTTTCTAATTTCTTTAGAACACAAGTTGGTCGTGAATGGGAGCCTATGAAAAATGGCGTTAAAAAAACGCTGGCTGAAGGCATAGAAGAAATGGCAGCCCATTTATTAAGAGAAACATACCCGACATACAGTCGTGTACCACCTGCAATACAAGCATTAAGAAAATTACCAATGGGTAACTTTATATCTTTCCCAGCTGAAATGATTAGAACATCGCTTGCAACTACATCTTCTGCAATGAAAATGATTGGTTCTGGTAATCCAGGATTACAAGCTATGGGTTATAGAGCATTGATGGGACAATTTACAACGTTGTATGGTTTTAACCACGGTGCACAAAAATTAGCATCTAAAATGACAGGTGTTGGCGAAGACAAACTTAGGGCATACCAAGATGACTTGGGTCCAAGCTTTATTGATGATCATATTTTAATACCTATTACTAAACAAAATGAAGATGGCACGTTTAAAGTTTTTGATGCTTCTACATATAATCCATATAACTATTTAGTTGGACCTGTTGAACAGTTTATACGAGAGCTAGGTTCAACACGATTAGATCCAGCGCGAGTAGACTCAGAATTAGACCGTCGTTTCTTTGATGCTGGTGGATCTTTTATGAAATTATTAGATCCTTTTATTAGTGAGACAATTGCATTAGAGCCTATCATGGATATTTTTGCACGTAACGGCGTAAGTAGGGACGGCAGAAAAATATTCAGTCCCTTAGATTCACCGTCGGACAAACGAGAAAAAGCTATTTACCACGTGTTTGAGACAATTGCGCCAGGATTTATACGTTCTGGTACACAACTGTACGGTGCTTTAACTTTAGATACTAAAAGTGGTAGAGTTATGGAATTGGGTGACGTGTTAATTAGATTAATGGGTGGTTCTATTATGAATGTTGATCCGGTAACAGCGCTAGATTATAAAGCTATTGATATAAGACAAATTAGAGGAGCTGCGTTTCAAACAGAAGCTTTCTTTAGTAAAGAGAACGCGTTATCACGTGGTCCTATTTTAGATGAAAAAGGTCGACAAGTTGGTCATGTGATGGCCAACGAGCTTAGAGATATTCAAGAAGAAGCTTTTGTAGCACAGTTTGGTATATGGAAAATGTTTCATAAATCTTTAGCTTCAGGGTTGTTAACTGAAGAACAAATCAAATCTGTGCTAGGTAAAAAAGGACGTAATGTTCCTAACTTAAAAAAATTAATGGATGGAGAGTTTACACCTGTTTCGTTTAGTAAAGATGGTTTAAAGAAAAGAGCTAACGACCTAGTAGAAGAATACGAAGCAAGAGGCATTGATGTGAACTACGAAGATCTTTATCCATATTACGATTTATTAGAAGTTATTGATGAATTTAAATACAGACGTTTTGAAGATTTCTTAGATCCAGCACGACCACCTTTAGATGAAATACCATTGGACCTTGACTTTATTAGTCAAACACCTACACCGCCTACACCAGACATACCAGTAGCACCATTAGATACTTCTGATTTTGCAGACACACAAATCGCTGCTGCTCCTAAACAAACTGTTGTTGGTGCTAACAACCAACAAGTAAATAATCAAACTGGATTGACAAGAAACGAGGAAGCTTTATTATCGCCAAGTGATCGGTTCTATCGTCGCAGCCAGAGAGGTAAAATCTAATGGAAATGGAACCACAAACCGAACGCGAACATATAATTTCAATACAAGGACACATAACTGGGGTGAAACGAGAATTAAACAATTTGAAAGACGACGTACAACATGTACATAAAGACGTTGAAAAATTGGGTGGCAAGATAGACAAAATCTATTGGGTTGTTTTATCTACAGTGGGGGCTGTTGGATTAATTTTTATTGAGACGTTGTTAGGAATGGTATAAATGCGGTCAATGACCGAAGATGTTCTGCAATGGTCAGAACAACACTTAGAACCAAAAAATAAACATCTAGGCAACGTATCGGTTTGTCCATACGCTAAACAAGCCCGGATCAAGAAAAGTTACAGAATATTAGAATGCCACAAACACATAGAGTATGTAGATACTATTTTAAAATGTGTAGAATTGGCTAAAGAACCTGAAGTACAAATAGCTATAGCCTGTTGTGATGACATAAAATACACGGTAGAAGAACTTTCTTATGTTATAGACACTTTAAACAAGGTTTTTGTGCCGCAGAATATATATTTAATGGGCTCACACCCTTACGACGATGAAGAAGACGAGCCGGTTGAGTTTTTAGAGACAAATGAATGGGAACCAGACAACGAATTTGTGATGGTTTTAGTACAAAAATTTGATGAATTAGAAAAAGCTAGTGACAATTTGCGTAAGACTGGGTATTATGAGCACTGGCCTAAGGACTATTATGAAGGCACAGTTTTAAAACGACAATCTTATAGGAGTTATACTTATGCGAGGCATGAAAAAAAGAATGAAACGGGGCGGTAGTGCACTTAAGGGTGGACAATCTAAACTGGACAAAAACAAAGACGGCAAAATTACTGGTGCTGACTTTGCTATGATGAAAAAAAAGAAAAAGAAAAAGAAACGTACTAAAGCTATGGGCGGCGGTATGATGAAGAAAAGGATGAAGAGAGGCGGCAAAGTAAATGGCTAAAGATACCCACGTAACTAAAGATGGTAGAGTAGCTAAAAAAGGTTTGTGGTATAACATAAACCAAAAGAAGAAAAAGAAAAAGAAAATGCGAAGGAAGGGTGCTAAAGGCGCTCCTACTGAAGCAGCTATTAAACGAAGTCAAAAAACAAGTAAGAAGACAAGCTAATGATTCAAAACATGCTAGCCTTTCCTCAACAAACACAAGGAAACCTTGGTAAGTTAGGTTCATTGGCTAGTGCTACACAACCTAGTAATAGTAGTGGTGCCATGGGTGGTATCATGGATAGTGTGCAGACAGGGTTTGATCAATTAGATAGTGCTATGCAAGGTGCGTTTGATACAATCAAACAAAGTTTAAGTAGTAGTTACACTCCACAAGAAGTTTTAGTTCCTAATGAAGGCGGAGGAGGTCAACAGCCTAGTTTCCCTGGTGGTGGCGGTGGTTTTCCTATTATGCAACCTCAACCTTTTAGACCTGGTGGAGAGTTTATAGGTGACCCTATGGGAGAAACAACACAAGTGCTTCCTGACAATCTGGGTATAAATGCACTGCCAAGTCCGGACAGAGATTTTGATATTAGTAGTCTTTTAGGCGGCGAAGGGGGAAACATGCTTAGATTACCGGAAGGATTTGGTCCACAAGCGGCAATTACTCTTCTAGGAGAAGGAGAGCAAACTAACTTTGGTCCACCTCAAGGTGGAGGATTTGGTCGACAACCCCTCAGGCCAGCTGGTCCCTATCAGGGTTTTGGGCCACGACCGGCAATTACTCTTAACCAAGGGCCTGAAACTTACTTACAATCAGCAGTTCAAGGCACGCCTACCGGTGGTATCGGTAATGCTCAAATGGGCGTAACTAATTTAAATCAAGACAATAACATAGGGGGTGCTTCTGCACAGCAACAAATCGATCAAATGATTTCAGGCAATGCAGGGCAATACAATGGCTAAGACTCCCGCTTGGACAAGAAAAGAAGGTAAAAGCAAAACGGGAGGATTAAATGCTAAAGGTGTAGCATCTTATCGTCGAGCAAATCCAGGCAGTAAATTAAAGACAGCAGTCACAACTAAACCTTCTAAACTTAAAAAAGGTTCTAAGGCAGCTAAGAGACGTAAATCTTTTTGTGCACGTATGGGCGGTGTTAAAGGGCCTATGAAAAAACCTAATGGTAAACCAACAAGAAAAGCTTTGGCTTTAAAGAAATGGAATTGTTAATGAAACTATCAAATAATTTTTCACTAGCAGAGCTAGTTAAATCTCAAACAGCAGAACGTAAAGGTATTCATAACAAACCTGAGACAGACGCTGTTGAAAATCTTATTCACCTAGCGGAGACCGTCCTGCAACCAGTGAGAAATCATTTTGGTAAACCGGTCATGATATCCTCAGGCTATCGCAGCCCAGAGTTGTGCGAGGCTATCGGTTCTTCGTCTAAGTCACAACATGCCAAGGGTGAGGCAGCAGACTTTGAGATACCTG